GAATGTATATTCGGACTCAAAAACTTTATAGGTGATGTATTTTGTCCTGTTTTCACATAGTAAGTACCTGACATATATGAATTCACATGATTGTGTATCTCATGTTGATGTTGGCCACGATAAACACTGCACCAAGCATAAAAATGTATATCTCGTCTGGTCAAGTGTGATACATCTACATTGAATGTATCAACGATAAATTTTATGTATGTGTCTTTGATAGAGTTTTGAAAGTCTTCGAACCAAGACATATCGTACATAGAGAGTCTAGCAGTTTCATCAAAATATGTAGTATAGTTTTGAGCATTATTCGGTGAACTTTCTATAGTTTGTACTAATTGTCTGCAATCATTAGCTATAACTTCTGTATCTAAATCAAGCATTCCACGAAGAAATGGTGTAGCAAAAACAGGTAGAATTTCTGCTCTTGCTGGTTTGAATTCTATCACCCTCTCCTACTCCTCTTTTTTCTTCTTTTGCAAGTCTACAACTTTTTCTAAAACTTCTTTGAGGGCCATAACTTCTTCTACATTGACAGCATTTTCACTAACTTCTGTTGGTTGATCGTTAGGCTCTTCTTCAACAATTATAGGAGTTGATACACAAGCCTGTAATAATACAAGTATTAAAAGTAATCTGATCATTTCTTCTCTATTTCAGCAGCAACACCAGGTTGACCATTTGGCATGGTAACATTACGATAATAAACAACAACTTCACCTAGTTGTTTTATGTATCTTCTGAGTTCTTGTATGTTTGCTGACATCACTTTATAATCACCAATAGACATTGCAACGAATACAACCTCACCGTTGTTCATGTCTTTCATTTCATCTAAGAAACGATCTAAGTATGTATAACCCTCAGGCCAATCATTCTCTTTACCAAGTGTACAATCTCTCTTACCCTCTGCATCTTTCTTGCAAGGGTTAGCAATAACTGCCTCTGATACAACATAAAAGTTAGGAGGCGTGAGGTCTATTTCTCTAGGAAGTGTTGGTTGTATAATATCTAGTTGTACAGGTTTACTGACAACTTCTATTTTCTTTGTGCCAAGTATACTGCAACTACTGATTGTCGTTGCTAGAATTATTGATATCGCTAATTTGTTTAGTATCATTCTCTATTCCCTCAAATACTTCAATAGTACCTTTATTGAAAGTTTTCTCAATTAGACCTGGTTTTACTGTTGCAAGTCTTTCTACATTATGCCTTGAAAATATATCCAAGTATCGTTGTTTCTCTGCTTCAATCTGTTGATTTTGTAGAGATAAGTTTTGTAGTGCCTGTGCTTGTTTCTCAAAGTTCTCTTGCACTACTCTCAAAGTTTCTTTCTGCTCTTCTACTGCTGCCTCTAATTTTACATTGTTTTCAATGAGTGTAGTTCTCTCATTCCATAAAAACCATGTAGATAGTCCAAGTGCTAGTATAATCGCAATAAAAAATTGTTGCATTATAATTCCTCTATTTTATAATCCAAACCAGCTGCACTTCTAATCTCTATAATTTTCTTAGTAGTATCTCTGAATTTCAGATGATTTGGTTTTGTAACAAACAGTTTCTTTGCAGTGTATTCTGATTTGTATACATGTGCTGAATCTCCAGTACGATAAACTGTAATTAGAAATTCAACTGCAAAGAATGATTTTATCCATGATATAAAGTTTTTCATATTTTTATTTATCCTGCTAAAAATTGGTAGTCGGTAAGGGAATCGAACCCTTGTTGCCGGAATGAAAATCCGATGTCCTAACCCCTAGACGAACCGACCACTTCTTTACTTATTACTCCTTTCTCTATTAGATATTCTATTGATATCCAACCGAAAACCCAATTAAACATTTATTTCTCTGAGTTTATTACTCGCAAATTCAATATAGCTAGAGTCTATATCGATACCAATTGATTCAAATCCCATTTCTTCTGCAACAATACAAGTTGTTCCAGTTCCTAGATATGGTTCTAAGATTACACCGCTTTTTATTCCACTTACTTTTATACATTTTTCAACCAGTTTTTTGGGAAATATTGCAGGATGTTTACCTTTCATTATGTCTTTACTTATTGAACCATGACCAACTGTTTCGTAAGGTATGTGCCAAGAATTTACAGTAGGTCGCCATGTTTTACCAAATCTTTTGGCATTTTCTTCTGCCCATTCTGGATGATAACCAACACCGCTGTCTTTTTGTGATATTTCAGTCTCACCTTTCTTTGTTAGATGAAACACATACTCCCAACCATTACATACATATTTTTTACTTTGTGATGTAGTTCCCTGTCCTCTGACATACCCATCTATTTCTATTCTTTTATTCCAAATAATAGTGTTTTGCACCTTCCAATCTAATTGTGATACAAGTTGATAACACCAAAGAGGATTCTTTCTTGAAGGTTGTATGTTTAGAAACACATGACCATCATCTTTCATCTTGGTGAATACCATATTCCAAAAAGAAGTTTGCCAATCAAGGTAATCTATTTTTTTATCTTGATATAAACCATAATTCCTACCTATATTATAAGGTGGACTACTAACAACAATGTCAATAGATTGTTCTTTTAGTTCATTGATTATTGTAGTGGAATCCCCACAATATAAGGTTGTATTTCCTATGGTTTTTGTTTCAGTCATTTTTACATTTGACTAAGTGTTTCTCAACAATTTTAGTTTTTCAATGGTATCAGCAGCACTAGTGTGTAAAATACCAATACCACCAGCATCGATCCAAAGATCAATGTTCTTTGGTCTATCATCAATCAACACAAAACCTTTTTGTGCGAAAGCTGCCTTTTGACTACCTTTATAAGTACAAGTGACAACATAACTTGGATCAACATACTTTCTAATCCACTCTACTTTGTCGTGTACTACTAACTCTCTGTTGACAGTACCAGCAGCAGTCAAAATCTCTGTTGGTAAACCTGTATGTTTGACATATGCAATCAGATCATACATATCTGGCATAGGTGGTAAGTTACCAAACAATCTTTTGTTGGTCAACTCTTCTTTTCTAGCATCATACAGTTTGTGACCTGCATCATCAGGAGTAATAGGTTGCCCTAATAGTTTACTTGTTCCCACTATGAAATCAGCAAGTACGCCGTCCATATCAAGGAATATTCTTTTTATCTCATCATTTTTCATACTATAAGTATAACAAAATCAGCAGCCATTGTCAAGGGTTTTCATAAAAGTTTACCGAGTTGTTTGTTCATTTCAAAGTTCAAATTGGTTATATAAGTGCTATGATCTTGATATCCAATTTTTGCAGCAATAGACTTTCTCAATTCACTGTATTCAGGATAAGAAGAATGAGGATAGATTGCAAAGGTATCTGCATATTCTTTATGACAATGTTGTTGTGGTCTATCATAACCTGGTTTTGATTTACCTCTATACCTTACAGAGAATAACCTTGATTTCATTATGTTCCTTATCTTAGGATGATACCTATAGACAATAGGTATTCCTTTGAAACAAGATGATTCATCGGCTGGGGATTGGTAGTCACTTAGATTCATAATTTCTCCTTTTTTATTACTTTATTAGGGTAACAAAATCAGCAGCTTTTGTCAAGCTTTTTGGAGAGTTTTTTCTAGTACATATGCTTCATTTTCATCAATAACGCCGTCTGTTATCACTTGTCTAACATGTACCATTTCATGTGCTAATGTGATATATCTTTCTGTATCATACTTGATGAAGATATCAATATGAGTTGTACCTTTTGTTTTTCTAGGATATTCGATTATGCCCTTTTGAGTAAAAGATGGTGGAAGTCGTTTGATGTATAGATTTACATCATCAATATTTGATATTTCAAGTTTACTAGAAAAGTACATAGCATTTTCTAGCATGTTTTTGTCTTTACAATAAATCCTCATCTTCATCATCATATAATAATTCATCAATCTTTGATGCACACATAGGGCAAACCTTAGGTGTTGTATCGTCATCTGTACTAGACTCATGTATGGGTGTAATTTCATATTCATTTTGACATTCCTCACACCATATCCTAAAAAGTTTCATTATAGTTCTCCGTCAAAAAAGCCTGGATCTTCAGCTTTTCCTGTTTTTACCATTATCATTTCAAATGCATCTGCAAATCTCAATGGTTCATCATTCAGTGTAGCATAAGGTGGCTTAGTTCTCAACTCTTTTCTAGGTATATCTACACCAGCTATATAAACTCTAACTGTTTGGTTTTCTCTATCAATCTGATTGAACAAGTGTTTCCATCTATCGGAAATCAAATCTTGTTGTATCTCTGGATCTAAGTAGAGTTTGTATTCTTTCATTATTGATAATCGGCGTTTATTAGTTTATCTAATTCTGTATAACCCCCAATCTTGTTTCCATCAACAATGATTTGTGGGAATGTTCTTGCAGTTGGAAATGTTTCAAACATTTCTTCCCTTGTGAAGTCTGTTCCTAGAAGTTTATATACATAATCTTCTCCAATTCTTTCACACAATGCTTTTGCTTTGTCACAAAAAGGACAATTATCTTTTCCATAAATTTCAATCATAATATACTCCTATAATTTAAAGTCTGCAAATGTATCATCTGTTACATCTTGTTTTATACCACCTATCACATATGATTCTATTTCTGTTTCTTGTGGTGCATTTTGTAAACCTCTACTGTTGAACCAGTGTTGAGTCCACGGTAAAGGATTATTAGTAGAACTAATATTGTATATAGGTTCTAATCCTATAGCTCTCAATCTTTTATTTGCAATGTATTCAATATAGTTGTTCAATAGTGGTACTGATAGACCAATCATTGAACCATTTTTGAATAGAAACTCTGCCCATTCTTTTTCTTGACTGACTGCACTCTCATATAACTCATAGACCTCTTTTTCACAATCTTTCATCACTTTGTGCATCAACTTGTCGTTCTCTTGGTTCTTATAACACTTGAGTATGTGTTGAGATATAGCAAGATGTTGTGATTCGTCTCGTGCAATGAATGATATAATCTTTGCACTGCCTTCCATGAGTTTCAGTTCGCCAAAACCAAAGCTACATGCAAATGAGACAAAGAATCTAATGCCTTCAAGTATATTGACTGAGATCAATGCCAGATACAATGCTTTGTATAAGTCATAGTCATCAACTTTCAAGCCTAGAAGTCTTCGTCTCCCAAGTTCAATGAACTCATCGTATTTCTCTGTTACCATTTCTGCTCTTTTGACAATCGCAGGTTCATCTAATATCGTATTGAATATATCACTTGGATCTGCATATACATTCTTTATAATGTGTGTATAAGAACGACTGTGGATCGTTTCCATGAAGTCCCATGTGATAATACAAGACTCAAGTTCAGGTAGAGACACGAATGGTAGGAATGCTATGGAAGGTGCCCTACCTTGAACTGAGTCAAGCAAAGTTTGATACCTCAAGTTAGAGGTAAATATGTGTTTTTGAGCATCATTTAGTGTATGATAGTCCGCTCTGTCTTTTTGTAGAGAAACTTCTTCTGGTCTCCAAAAGAAACCTAATTGTGTTTGTGTAAGTTTGTCAAAGATAGGATATTTGAACTCATCAAATCTTTGAGTGTTGAGTGGTTCACCAAAAAACATTTTCTGTTTGGTAAAATCTATGTTTTTCTTATTAAATACTGTCATTATCGTCTTCCATCATTTCATCGTAATTATTTACAAAAGAGCTTTTATGGGGGTTTGGCATATAGATATTTTCAAACCAAGAGGTTAGCTCTTCTTTTTCTGAGGTTGTATCATATCTATTTTTTCTTCCGTCATAGTCTAGAGGATGAACTCCGTATGCACCAGCAGCTGTAGTAGAAACAGGAGTTCCGTATTCTTTTTGTGTTCTGTCTGTCATGTTTTTCATGTTGGTATCCCTTTTTATAAAATGTAAAAACATGTGGTAACTGTAATCACCTAAAAGATAATCTCTCCAATGAGGTATATTTGGACCTTGGTACAATAAGACATCACCCACCTCTAATGCTACTGATACACCTGTTCTTTGTTTTTGTGGCAAAGCTTGTGTTTTTTCGTATATAGCTTGTTGATCATTCATTTCATCGACATAGTTTCTATCGTTTTGCACCCATATCTTCCATGGTGTGTTGTCATCTGTTTTGTAATCTAAACAAATAGTAGCACTTATTTCACATGATGGTCTATCAGTATGTGATTTTAGGTATGCACCTCTCTCATACTTTCTAGTATAAGAATATGTTTCTGTTAGTTGAAGAGATAATACATCTCTTAGATTATCTCTAAGCCATCTATGCAATGCTACAGCAGGTGGAAAACAATAACCACCGTGAGATTTATAGAGAGAATTTTTTGGTGAATTATGAATTATGTCTTCTTCTTTCGCAAAAAACATTTCTTCATATTCAGGATTGTTCTCTACAACTTTCCATGAATCTAGTGTTAGATCAATAACATGTTTTGGTATAAAATTCCTCAAAACTACAAATCTATCGTTGACAAACCTTTGAGTTATGTTGTTGCTTTTTACGGCCATGTGTATATTTTTTTTAGCACTACCTAAATTCTCTACGACTTTTCTGTATTTTATTTCTATTTTTGTATCTTCGTTATTCATTGAAGCTTAGCCATCCTGTTATTATATATTTTTCCTGTGATGGACTTACCACACCTCTATGTGTGTGAGTCCAAGCAGAAGGCCAAATTACTGTTTTTCCTTTCTCTGCTGATGTTATGTATCTTTGATATAGAAACTCTGTTCCACCACCGTCAGTGACATTATTTAGATATGTCATAAACACAAGATGTCTTCTTTGAGTTTGTCTATATCCTTGATTTTCTGAATGCCAGTCATAATAACCCCACCCCTCTTTGTAGTATTGTATTTTAGTGTTTTCAAAAACACCAAATGGTGCTACATTAGCTGACCATTCGTATTCTTCCATATAACGATGTACACACTTCATCAATTCATCGTGGTATTCAAAGTTGGGCAACTCTTGTGGACTAATGAGATATTCTAGGGATTTTTTCCTACTTTCATCATAGTCAAATCCTACTTTACCAAAATCAGCATTGTCTTTGTTTATAGACCAATGGTTTATTATTTGATCAACGGAGTTTTCACTAATTTGATATTCACCAATAAAATTAGATTGCACAGGCCTCACACTCTTCATCATCATCATATTTTGACATTACATTGGCTGCATCATCTACTGCACTTGGCATATCACCAACAACATCTTCTGTTTTACCATCCATAGTGTTTTGGTAATATGAAGTCTTCCAACCTAATTTATAAGTTGTAAGTAAATCTTTTGCCATGACTGAAATAGGTACTTCACCGTTCTCATAGTTCTCAGGATTGTATGACCAATTACCTGAGATTGCTTGATCAAAGAACTTCTGCATCACTGCAACCACATTTATATATCCCTCATTCGATGCCATATCCCATAGTAAGGTATAAGCAGATTTCAAATGACTATATTGTGGCACAACTTGTTTGAGTGTGCCTTTCTTACTCTTTTTCACTGACAAGTAATCTCTAGGTGGTTCGATACCATTTGTTGCATTTGATACGACACTTGATGATTCACTTGGCATTTGAGCAGACAATGTAGAATGTCTTAGACCAAATTCTTTTATGTCATTTCTAAGTTCTTTCCAATCCAATTTGTATTCTGGTTTCACAAGTGTATCTACATCTTTCTTATATGTATCAATTGGTAAAATGCCCTTACTGTATTTTGTCCTGTCGAAGTATTCACAAGCACCTTTTTCTTGTGCTATCACATTGGATGCTTTGAGAAGGTTGTATTGAAAACTTTCTGTTAGTTCATGTACTAATTGCCATGCTTGTGGATCATCATACTTTACCTTGTGTTTTGCAAGATAGTGAGCAAGACCAATGTAACCGATACCTAATGATCTTCTTGCAAGTGTTGATTTTTCTGCAGCTTTGACTGGATATTCTTGGTAATCTATCAGTTCTTCTAATCCTCTGACTGCAAGATCACATAGATTTTCCATTTCTTCTGCTTTTATCAAACCAACATTGATAGCAGAAAGAATACACAATGCAATCTCACCATCACCATCGATGTGTTCGATAGGGTCGGTTGGCAAAGTAATTTCCTGACAAAGATTACTCATGTTCACTTTGTCAAGAAAACTACTATGTTCATTACAATGATCTATATTCATAATATAGATTCGTCCAGTCTCTGCTCTCTCTTTGAGTAAATCTGTAATTAGTTCTCTTGCACTGATTTTTGTTTTTGGTATTGATGTAGCTCTTTCGTATTTCTCATATAGTTCATCAAACTTGTCGGTTCCAAATGACTCGTAAAGGCCAGGCACATCATGGGGTGAAAAAAGTGTAATATCTTCGTTTTTAAGAAATCTTTCATAGAATAGTTTTGATAATTGTATAGAGTAATCTAGTTTTCTTACTCTGTTGTCTTCTGTGCCTTTGTTGTTTTTGAGGACAATGATGTCTTCAATTTCTTGGTGCCAAATTGGGAAGTGGACAGTAGCACTTCCGCCTCGAACACCGTTCTGCGTACAGCATCTAACTGTCGATTCAAATTTCTTAAGGAAAGGGATAACACCTGTATGTTGGACTTCACCACCTCTAATTTTGCTTCCAATTCCTCGTATTCTTCCTGCATTGATGCCAATTCCTGCTCTCTGAGCAACATAACGACCTATTGCCAGATCAGAACTAAAGATTGAGTCTAATGTATCATCTGAGTCCACAAGAACACAAGATGCAAACTGTCTCAATGGTGTTCTAACACCTGACATAATAGGTGTTGGTATACTAATTTTGAATGTAGAGATTGCATCATAATATCTTTTCACATAATCTAGTCTTTCTTCACCGTATTTTGCAAAGAGTGTCATGGCAATCAACATGTACATAAACTGTGGTGTTTCATATACAGTGTTAGTTGATCTGTCTTGTACTAGATATTTATCTACTACTTGTTGTAATCCTGCATATGTAAAATCAAAGTCTCTACCATGTTTTACATATGAATCAATCTTATCAATCTCTTCTTTTGTGTATTGATTTAGAATGTCTTTATCATATACACCATACTCTACATTTCTCTGTATAAGTTCATACAAAGGTGGATAAATTTCTGAGTCTTTCCACTTTGTATTATAAACTTGTTTTTGTATTGCAAATAAAAGTAATCTGGCTGCCACAAATTGATAGTTTGGATGATCAAGTGATATTAGATCACTTGCAGATTTTATCAAAATCTTTTGTATCTCTTGTGTAGTGATACCATCGTAAAACTGTAAACCACTATTCATTTCAACTAGTGACTCACTGACACCTGTAATATCTCTACAGGCTTTTTCTACCATTCTATGTATTTTGTCTAGGTCAATTTCTACTTTTGAACCATCTGACTTGACTACTTGTAATTCTGAATTCATATTTTCTTGTACTCCTTTAGTTTTAGTTTTGCAGAGAGGCCTGTATAAGTACAAGAGTTTATAATCCCAACTACCTCTTCTGAGGTAAGACCACTTTGAATCATGTCATTGATATCTTTACAATCACCGATTCTTTTATCATTCCAAATACAAACAGAATAACCAAGATCAATCACTTCTTCGATTTTTTTGATTATCTCTTTGTTTCTAGGTTCATTGTCATAAATGAGGATTGCTTTCTCTTTTATGCTGTCATTTATCTTTTTGAAATCACTACCTGCAACAGCAATAGCATTAGGTAGGAATAAACTGTCTATGGGTCCCTCTGTGACATAGATAGTTTTTGTTTTGTCCACTTTATTCAGATTGTAGATAAGTGGAACATCATCTAAGAATCTCATGGTTAGATATCTAAGTGGCGAATCGTTGATTGCACGACCTGATACACCGATCAATTCTCCATCCTCTCTAAAGAATGGCAATATTATTCTAGGGTCATTACCTAGAACTCTGTCTTTGTATTTAGAAGAAAGAAGAGAAAGGTTTTGAGCATTTTCAGTGAACCAAAGTTCATCTATTCTTTCTTCTGGTATGTTTCTATTTCTGAGATATTCTAAACTACTAACTTTGTCTCTAGCTTTGAAACACATTGCTTGTAGATTTTCTACAGATTTATTTAGTATTTCTTTTTTTGGAACGAACTTGAAAAAATTAGCACTTGGCATTTTTTGTTGTCTTTTTTTGCCTCTACCTGACTCGATTAGCCATTCTTTTACATATTCCTTATGTATAGTAGGAAAATGGTCTTTTATAAAGTTTATACTAGATGTGGTTTTACCACAATTATGACATTTATATACAAAACTCTGTTCTACAACAAAGTGATATCCTCTAGCCTTATAGCTATTCTTCGAGGAGTCTCCACAATAGGGACATCGGTGATTTAATGTATTATCATTCTTCCACTTGGCCATATCCAATGAAGATACGACCATGGACAAGAATTTCTTCTCCAACCATAGCATGTACTCATTATACTATGAGTAGTCTGAATTTACAAGTGGGTTTTATTCAGAAGGTGCTGGGTGTTCGCCACTATCAACTGCAGTCTGATATACTGCAATTATAGCATCATTTGCAGCTTTAGATTCGTCATATGAAATCTTTGCTGGATGATCTGCGGCCATGTCTGCATATCCTTCTGGTTGTTGAGGAGCACCGTCGCCTTGGAAAAAGGCAAGTTTTTGCTCATCTGTATATGCTGAAATATCTACTGGATCTGGCATGTTTTCTCCTAAAAATGATTAGTATACTTATTTATCTTTATTGAGATCCAAAACCTTGTTTTTTGGCACCTGAATTACATATCTATTTTCAACGACTGCAGGTTTTTTAGAACCTTGTCTAGGATTAGATATAAGACCAGCAGATGTAACTAGAAGTAGAACTGCAAGGGGATCAAACACAAAGATAATTGCATAGATCACCCACCTTGTGGCATTATCTAGTAGATCATTGGTCATGTTCTCACCATAGATAACCTCTGCAACATATTTGATAGGTCCTATCTCTGCATCTTGTTCTAGTTGTCTTCTCTGAATAGGTAGTTTATCTTCGTTTAGTTTGACTATGTTTGCAACGATCTGATCAATCTCTTCATTGATATCTGCTCTCTCTTCTCTCTGTTGTCTGTTGATATAGTTTCTGTCTTGAGGTCTACCTGTTGTAACAACTAAGTCTAAACCTTCAAGTCTTTGATTGAGTCTTTCTAAGTTAGATTGTTGACCTTGTATTCTTGTATCAATAATAGAAAGTTCTAGGTTGTTGCCATCACCGACAAGTGTCGTTTCTATGTTCGCCTTTGATAGATAACCAAAGATACCCAATGATGTGATCAACATGAGTGTTACAACTGCAGTGACAAGATACCATTTGAAATAGTTCAGTCTTTCCCATTTTAGATGTAGAAAGGCAGCTGTCACAAGTTTACCAAACTCTAATGTACCTGCCATGACTATAACACCCATATATGCACCTGCGAATATCGTTGCAAGACCAATCACTGAGAAGTAAGCGGCAATACCTGCAATTCCAATAGAGGTAAAAAGAGCCAAGTAGTTTAGAAATTTGTCCATATGTTTTTACTTATAATGTTTTTTGAGAAGATCAAAGATTTTACTTGGTTCGTATTTACTTTTTCTTCTCACAATAGGTACATCTGTTGATACAGCACCACCTGTTGCATTCACTGGAGCATCCTCTAATATATCATGTTTGAAGTATTTCATTGCTTTGTCAGCGAGTTGATAACCTGCCATCTTATCACTAGGATAATGTATGCCTGCATCAACTCTTCCTTGACCTGACAATTCAGCGGCCTGCATTAGCTGTGATCTGTGTTCTGGATAGATAGAAGCATAATATTGAGCAACTGTTCTAGCCTGTAAAGCATGATTTGAAGGATATGATGGTGATTCAGATGTATCAGTTTTGAAATACTTCATATTCATGCCCAACTCATCTGCAAGTTGATATGGTCTAGGTCTCATAAATTTATTTTTGAAATGACGACCAATGTGTCTGGCACTGTCTGTAATCTTTTCTATATCTTTTGAGTCCCAATCCAAATCTTCATTGGACATATATTGTTTGATATAGTATGAAGTATCATCATCTGTATTGAGGTATTGTGACTTCTGTTCGTCTGATAGATTATTGATATTGTCTATCATACCCTCTATCTCTTCTTTAGTCTTTCTGGAATCATTAGCAGGTGGAGGCATGATATCTATTTCATCTAATACACTTAGATCAAAAAGTTCGCCCAATTCTTTCTTATCAACTTCTTTGGTTTTACCCTCATGTTTGATAAGATTTAGTTTTTGGATTGCTTCAATAAACATCGTCTTCTGTTACCAATACTCTGTCGTTGCCTATGTAACCGACATATAATTCGATGCCAAATATTTTACTATGTTCTTGTAAAATGTCGACTTTTGTTTTCTCTGTATAAATTTTGAAATCACCGTGTTCATCAAAATTTTGTTTTAGTTGTCTTTTCAGTCTATATGTATTGCCTGTCTCTAAAACACCAACATTGGTACACTCTGATATTTGTTCTGGTTCTAATAAGTCGTTTTCTTTGAGCATCTTGTAGAACTTTTCACACAACTCATCTGCTTGTTGAGCATTTAGATTCGTTTCTTCTTTGAGTAATGCTAATGCGACTGCATAAGAGGCAAATGCTGTTTTGCCAAATGGAACTTTTTGTATGATTCTTTTAACATTGAAAACCAATCTATGCAAAAGAGATAAAGAGTTTTTCTCTTCACTGGTTTTTGGTTTTTTGTCTTTGATTCTATTGCCGTTTTTATCTATAAGACCTAACTTATAGGCCTCTTGGTTCTCCCATTTTGTGGTAAGAAGTTTTAGAATTCTAAAGACTATTAATGTGTCGACTATGCCCATAATGGTTATTTATGCATCCTTTAGACTTACATAACTCTCTCTGATTACTAAATTGCCTTGATCATCAAATTGTCGAGTATGTAGATGTGATTTGCTATGATCATGGGCCACTTCTCTTCTGTAGAACTTTTCCTCTACAGATATTTGCCTATCTGTGGAGAGTGTGTAAGCTAATCCTACACGATATATATCAGACTCATTGGTTGTAGTTCTATGTATGACTTTTGAACTTATTGATATAAAATTACCTGATGTATTTTCAATAGCATATGTTTCGTCTTCTACATCATATAATGTTGTGGTTCCAGTATCTTGTAGCACCCAATATCCTGACAATTCACCCCAATGACCGTGTGAGTTGATATATTGGTCTTTAGGCCAGATGTTCACCCAACATTTAGCATAATAATTTGCTGGGTCTAGATTGTGATGTTCTAATGCCTGAACAGCAAGGTCTAATATTTGTTTTGTCTCTGGAACTATTTCCCATATCTGACCATTGTAATACATTCGACCTGTCCAATAGTCATAATTATTGTTCTCTTCTGCCCATGGAAAAAAATCCAATCTTTTGTCTAAGATTTTATCCACTAAGCCATTAGGAACTTCTACATTTCCTTGAACATAAGATATACTTTTGTATGTTTTTAGTTCCATGTTCTGGTGCTGGATGAGGGATTCGAACTCTCGACCTGATGATTACAAATCAACTGCTCTACCAACTGAGCTAATCCAGCATTATAGTTCTCTTAGTCTTTGTGCTAGTTTTTCGTCTACTTTGGTTTCAATTTTCCAATTTTCTTCTACATATCCTAGGTATAATAACATAGTCTTTATAGAGGTCCAATATTGTTGATCTTTTATTTTGAATTCTAACATTCTCATACAAGCATGATAACCAAATACATTGAAAAGTGTGATAAGATGATTTAGCATTAGTCTTTCTCTCATTTCACCATTGTTATGATATCTATGGAGAAGGCGTTTTAGATAACGAAATCTACGCAAGTCTTCTTCAAAATCTTCTATATCCTCACATTGAGGATCATCATAGTTTTGAAGTGCAAATGCGTGAAAATTCTTTTGTGTTAGTTTGTCAAATAGACCCATAATATAATAATGTTGTTTACACCTTTATATAGGTGTAGATGAAAAGGTTAGTAACTTGTTAACCCTTTCTTGTGTTTTTTTGCAAGTTGTGTTACAGTAGATAACACACCTCTAAAATCTCTTGCAGATTTTCTTTCAACCTCATTTCCAGAGTCATTATCTATAACAGATATATCATAGGGAGGTTTACCGTTGTTGGATTTTGATCCTACAACTATGTCATTTTGTCCTTCACCACCGAAGTCCATACCACCTGTATGATAACTAATATCACTCATGCCCATGTCAACTTTCTTGCCAACTGCTCTAGATATCACTTTTTGAATTTCAGACATTTCTTTATCATTAAAATCTGGTTCAGGTCTACCTGAATATTCTATGAGTTTTGATCGAATGTCTTCGAGTAGTTGTCTTGTCACTATACTAACTCGCCGTATACCTTGAATGAACCAGTTTCTAATTGTTCGAAACGAACTTTTAGATTGTAGACTCTTTCTTCATGGTCTATTTCGTCATGTGGTGTGTCTACTGATTTACCCATGATATCACCATGTAGTTTGAAAGGAATAGTCACTTCACCACTTTCATTCACTTCTAAATCTTTGACGCCTTCTGTTGATAGACCCAACTGATTTAGTTTTGCTTCCATCTGATTGATGGCAGCTTTAGGATTCATATATTCTGAACTTGCAGTGTGACCTAAGATAGCATTTACTCTAGTTCTTACTTCTGTTTCATCTAAGTCGTATGGTTTATGGAGAGAAGATAAACCTGCGCCCTCAAATCCTTTTTGTTCTGATAAAAATTCTATAAACTTTTTCATAATTTTCCCTACGGTATAAGATTATCGTAATAATCTTTATTTATCTCTCCTCTTACAGTGGTCTCTCCAGTCTTCCTACACTTAATATAGGTTTTCTTATCGAGACCAGTAAATGGAGAAGTGTATGTTCTAACCCCAGCAGATATTGTTCCAGGTGTATCACTATATGTGTCAGCTGCTGTTGCAGCGTTATCATATTCCCAAATACTATTGGAACCAGCTACGGTTACCCAAGCCATTCTTAACTGTCTGGTAAGATTGAATCGTCATCAACATCTGGTGTTCCTGAGTCTGAATCGTCATCAAAGTCAGCGACATCAGCACCCATTGAACCTGAAGACATTGCAACCAATGTTTCCCACTGTACTCTTGAGCCAACTGCTTTTCTTAATAACCATCCTTCTGATACAACACCTGAATCAGCATTTGCAGCTTGTTCAGCAGTATCTACACCATATGTGTTTGCCTTATCAGCATCGTTTAGATATTTTGGTTTTGAAGCTTCGTCATCTAATAATCCCCAAAGTGCCATAATTCTCTCCTGTTATACTTTTAGTGATGCAATTGCATCGAATGTTTTTTTGAAAGATTTATCGTCTTTCTGTAATAATCTGAGGTATTTATCCCGAATAGGTGCCCTAACTTTCATTAAAATGTCATGAACTTTGACAGCATCTGCATTCTTTACCTTTGTTTTTTTCATGTCATTGGTTTGAATGTTGCCATCTGTTTTGACATCTTTTAGTTTTTTCAACTGTATCAGAACATTTGCATCAGCTCTTGTTTGACCACCAGATGCTTTTGAATTCATTGCATCTAATGCTCTTTGAAAGACTTCATCTTCTGAAGCTTCAGCATATTTTCCACCTGCCATTTTTGAGATTTTATCAAGTTTATCTTTCAAATCTCTCTCGTTTTTTGCCTGAGCAACAGCACGAGCAACTTTTTTATTGCCTTGATCTGACATCATGGCAAAATCTGATGATCTTTCCATGACAGCAGCTACTTTCTTAGCATCGCTTTTTACATAACCAAGTTTTCTAATCTTCTCTTTGAAGACTTTGAATCTTGCGTCTGTAGTGAGAACTTTCTCAACTTCAGCTTTTGTCAATTCTTTAGACATTACTTTAAATCTTTAGTCAACATCTTGTCAATCTGAGGTGTTGACATGTCCTTTTCTGTTGGGTCACCGTATGATGATCTACCAACTACTGTTCTTAAGAAGTCATTGACTGCCTTTTTTGCACCTTTGATTCTAACATGTTTGCCCATCATTGATGCTTTAAGTCCAAATCTTCTTGCATTTTTTACTATTTCCAATGCATGTTTGTTTTGATCAGCAGGTTTTGATAACTTGTTTTTTGGGTCAACTGTAAGGTTTGAGACCTCTTCGTCTAACTCAACTGCATCTTCCCACATCTTTCTGTAGGAATCCATAACTGATACTGCCTCTTCGACTTCTTCTTTGAAATTCAATCCAAGTCTTTTCGCATGTTTTTTGAGAAGTTGTGAAATCGTCATGTTTTTATTTGATGGTCTTGCGAAATCATCAGCAAGTTCGTCATCTGATAGATATTTCATATCTAACTCATCACCAATCTTTCGTCCTTCAGGTGAACCAACTTTTACATTTTGTTTACCTTTGAGGAGTTTTTGCATTCCTGCAATTGCCTTTTTCTTTTCTGAAGGATTTCTGTCAAAGATACCAATTGCCATTGTGCCTTCATTTAATGAATCAATAAAACCTTTGATATCTTTTCTGTATAAATCTTTTTGTTGTTTGTAGTTTGATGTATCTACTTTTGCATGAAACTTTTTAAGAATCTCTCTATCTTTTGCACTTGCAGCCCAAACATTAGGGAAGTCTTTACGAATGATTGAGTCACCAAGTTTACCTTCTGCAACTACTTCTTCGTTTGCGAACTTAAGTGCAGTTTGAACTTCTTTTGATTTAAGTATTTTGTCACCAAAGAACTTTGCGATTTCTTTTCTGGCGATATCATATGCACCACCAAGATCAAGTGCAACTTCTACTGCCTTTTTGACTTTTGGATCTGATACTTTATTTTTTCTAAAGTATGAAGCAACTTCTTGACCTGTAAGTTTCATCTTACCATATGGTCCAAGAGGATTTACTTTGCCGTCTTTATCTAATACTTGTTTTGCTTCGTAAAAGAGATTCATTAGTCTGTCTCCTTTTCTCCTTTATAGTTTTTATCTATGTAGTCAAAGAATTCTTTCTTCTTCTCTTCTGAATCAAAGTCAGCAGGTGATGATACACCAAACTTCTCTAATGCCTTTTTGAAGAATTCTTGGTATTCTTTAGATTGTTCTAAAACTTTTTTGGAAGCTTCGACCAACTCTTTTGGTAAATCTTTGATGTTCATTATTTGAGTTCCCCTTTTTCGAAGTAGTCAAACATCTTTTGTTTGCCTTCTTCATTTAATTTTAATTGTTTTGCAAGACGACCTAACATGTTTCTTTCTGTTAGTTTTTCTACTGTCTTTTCAACTGATTCTTTTACTGGAGTTTCTTCGACTGCCTCTTCAACAGCTTCCATAGAAGGCAACTCACCGAGTTTCTTTGCCATTCTTTCAAAACCTTTGGGGTTTTGTTTCTGCATTCCTAGAAGAACTTTAGGGTCAGTCATACTCATAAGATGAGCAATGCCTAATGTTGCTTTTTTATCTGATATTTTGAAGAGTTTTTTGATCTTATCTTCCATTGATTCTTCATTAATAGTATCTTCTTTAACAAAAGAATCATCAGGTTCGAATTCATGTAGAAGTTCTTCAATTTCTTCATTGATGATTTGCTCTGCTGTTTTTTCAATAGAGCCTTCTTTTCTTTGAACAAATTGCCTTACTTCGTCTAGTTTTTCTTTCCAGTTTTCTGATTTATAACTCATAGTCTATTATTTATATATTCTCAATTCTTACCACAAGATTATCCTTGCCTTTTATTAGTCTATGATACTTTCCTTTTGTGATAAAGTATTGTTTTCCTATTTCCAATTCTTTAGGCAAAGTATCATCCATTTGCAACTGCCAGTTTATTCCTTGCAATACAGTTACAGTTCTGTTTTGTTTGTCTGTATGCCAAACAAGTTCATCATCGTCTACATTGGTATCAAATGTTCTAATTATATATTTTCTGTTTGTACCTTCTTGTAGAAATAATTCTTCTGTATATGGTTTAGTCATCTATTTCAGGATAATAGTTATCTGTTTTTTCGTTGAATCCGTAATAACCAACACTGTTAGGATTTGGGTCTTCTGCATCAAAAATCTCGTCTACAAAATTTTCAGCACATGACTCAGCATAACTCTCTGAATGGTCATGTAGTTTTCTTGTCTCTAGTACATTTTCACCTACTAGAAGATCAACTTCAAATCCTTTTTCTGTCAATCTAACAACTGATTTTCTGTCGTTTTCACGACCCCAATACTCGTGCATCACTTCATTCATAATAATAACCTCTATCTTATATAGTTTACCAGAAAAAGTCGCCCCCACCAGAAAGACCCAACTGTTTGGCATATAGTGGAAGGCGGCACGCCCAATACCTAGCACTTGTTTTGTCTTTTGCTTGATCACATTTGTGTCTAGCGGCAAAGGATTTTCTTGCTTCTGGATTATTTAATTTTACTTTGAGACCTGTTGTGTCTCCCCAAGTAACTTTTTTGATTTTATCACCGTCTTTGACATAGACATAATACTTCTTAGGACCACCTCTTTTAGGTTTGTTCAATTCGACATCTTCTTCTTCATAGATTGCGAAAGGGCAATCCAAAGGAACAATTTCTCCTTCATAGATTTCAAATTCTCCTATATCGGTTTCAAGTATTTGTTTGTCAACTTCTGTGAGTGTGTACCGACCCTCAGATACAAGTCGGCGTGCTTCTTTGATAACTTCGAAATACATCATAGAACCTAGACGGAAAGGATTGTCTAGTATATTAGTCTTCGACTCTTGCAGTTGTGCAATAGTTTCGTCTATGGTTATTTCTTTTAGTGTCTTCATTACAAGTATGTATTGTCTACTATAGTTCTTTTACCTCGAACTCCTCATTATATGGAAAACCTTTGAGAGGATTCTGAAAGACTTGAGAAAAATGTTTCTTCTTTTGTTCTTTCTGTTCGTGGAATGCCTTTTCTCTTTCTTTGATAAATTGATCAACTGCTTGACCTGGCGTATCGTTTTGATAAGCAATTCGTGTTTCGTCTGTACCGTGTTCGTGTACTCCGTTATCAGTAAAGTTGCCTTTTCCTAGTTCACTCATTTATTTCTCCCAATATTTGACATACTTACCTTGTTGAATGAGTTTAGATTTCTCTTTCTCAATCTCTTGGTCTACTTTCATAAGTGCTTCAAGACCGTCAGGTGATTTAATTGCTTTGAGTCTTTTCTCTCCCCATTCTTTGTCTTTCTGTAGAATGAAGTCGTGTGTTTGTTGATCAATGCCTAGTTTATCATAGAATCTCTGTTGTATTCTTTCTCTAGCACCTTCAGTAAGTTCATCGCCCATTTTTAGAAACAGATAACCATCTTTCTGTGCTTTATCTGATACTTTAAAGTTCATCATACTTGCAAATGATTGTAAAAGTCTAACACCTTTTTCAGGATTTGATCTATATTCTTTAGTAAGTTTCTCTCTTACTCTGTTTAGAACTGTATCAATAATTTCATGTGTTCTACCAACCATCATACCTTCTTCGACTTCTTCTTTCTTGCCTTGTACTTTTCTGGCAAGGTCGGCATCTGCTTTACCCCATGTGCCTGAAGACTTAGTTACAAAAGAATTTACTCTTGCATGTCCCCACTGCTCTGGTGTGGTGCCTGGTCTGTGACCTGTTCTCCAAGCGGCAACACCTCTGTTGTAAACTTGTTTGAGTATATCGAAGTCAATACCTGTTTTATCTGCCTTATCCTTGAGTGACTTATCAGCGGCAGGTTCTTCTTCTATCTCTTCTTTCTTTGCAGGTACTTCACTATGTTTTGTCTTTGCAAAATCTTCTAAGTCTTTCTCTGACATAGACTTTGCAAGTTCTTTGACTTTAGGTGATGCATCTTTCATTTCACCTCTTTTGTATGCAAGTGCCATACCCATAAGTTTTTGTTGTGCTTCTGACTCTGCCTTTTCTAAGATTGCATCTACATCTATATCAGGTAATGTATCTTCTGATTGTGACTGTCTTTGTTTTTCAATTGCCTCTTTTTCTTTCTCTGACTCGTCTCTTGCTTTTTGTCTTTCGTTTTCTCTATCGTGGCGATCTTTGAGTGCTTCTGCTTCTCTTTCTTGTTTTGTTTTGAGTCTTTCTAACTCGTCTGCTTGTTTTGCCTTTAGTTTGGCAGCTGCGACTGCATCTTCACTAAACATCTTTTTGAATTTCTTAGTGTGTTGAGAAGGTTTTGTTTTTGCCTGAGCATCACCTGGTGCTGGTTTGTATGCAGAAGGATCGTTATCATCTTTCTCTGCACCTTTCTCAAAGTGTCTAGCACGATCTTGTTTAGTGGACTTTGCCATATCATCGCCTTCGGCATCTTTTGCAAAATATTTTGCAGGCTGAGTGCCGTCTCGGTCTTTGATTTCTTTATCTTGCTTGACTTTCTTTTCAAGCAATCTTTCTATTTTTAGTTGATCTATTAAGTCCATGGTACTATTTATATGATTTTTTCATTAGTAACTCAATCTCTCTCCACTGAGTTGCAAGTTTATTAGAAGGAAATTTGGATACCCATGTCATCATATTACTGTATAATGATGATGCCTTCTTCTGTAATGCTTGAAATGAATCATCATTTTTGATCTCTATGAAGTCTTTACCAAAAACTCTTCGGAACATTTCTACATTCTTTTGTACTTTTTCGTGGTCTGATACAACCACTGCATCAGGTAATTTTCTTGCTCGTTCTGCATTTCTCTGTTTTGCAAACTCTAGTGATGTGTTTACATACACCATTTTGTATTCGTAACCAAGACCATCTAATAGTTTCTTGTAGTCTAATATCTTGCTTGCTTTTGCGGATGTGGTGTCGAAGATGAGACCAAGTCTACCTTGAATGTAACCATCTAAACCTTTTTTCATAGTTTCTTTTGCTTTACCACGAATGTTATCTCTGACATTTGCATCTAGTGTTCGTAAGTCTAACGATAGACCTGCTTTCTTTAGTCCCCTTTCAAATGCAACATCACTGTTAACTATTTTTAGTCCTAGTGTTTTTAGATTCAACTGTTTTACAACTGCAGATTTACCACTGCCTGGCCCACCCATTAGGAAAACTGCTTTGAAAGTTCCTGGATCGTATACGCCTTCTGTAATCAAGTCTTCTATCATGTAATCAGGTAGAGTATTCTCCATGATACCCATACCTCTACGAATATCTTTATAAAGTTTTTCCGCTTGGTTTTTACCTTGAGAAGGTACACCTTTTTTGAATGATTCGAAATCACCTTTCTCTGCGTATTCTCTCATCTTAGATGCTGACATTCCTGAAACATCATCTGCATCTGGATCTCTTTCACCAGCAGATACTACTTGTATATCTTCAAAATTATAAAAACCATGACGACCTTTTACTGAGTTATATTTTTTGATGATAATGTCGAATTCTTTGACTCTATCAGAACCTACAACCATACCTAGTCTTCTATAACCTTGATCATATAAGAACACTAAAATCTGAAATACTTGTCTTGCATCTACATCCATCACTTTTACTTTACGACCAAAGAACGCTTTGAGATACTTGATCTTATCTCTATGTGCTAATGGATTCTTCATCTTATCGTTTGAATGTGATGCAAATAAAATTGGATCACCACCAAATGATCTTGCGACACTGTTTAGTTTATCAACAAGTTTCTCATGTCCAATAGTTGGAGGGTTGAATCTACCAAATGTAAAGACTGCACTCTTTAGTTTCTGTTCTTTCAAAAAATCTTTTAAATTTTTCATTACTTATCCCAATTCTTAGCTGCATTGAAGTTAGCTTGACTAAATTCCATTCTATCCACCAATTTTACGGCAGAACCTGTTCTATCGATAGCAACATAGCCCTCAGGATTTACAGTTTTCAATCCTGTATCTGTTGTTATAAAAGTTCCTATTGACTTTGCTCTGTTGAGGCCATCTATAATTATTTGTTTTGCTATGACAATTAGTTCTTGGAATCTTGCCATGGCAGTTATCATTTTATTTATTGACCTCATTTCATTATATAATTGTTCACCTATTTCTCTTTTGATCTCTTTCGTTTTCTCTTGTTTGACAGCACCAACTACTTTGTCTCTCCAATAATTTTCAAAGTGTTTCATGTAATCATTGTAGTTAGGTTTATATTTGCCTGCTCTGATCAGACTGTTGACATATGTTTTGTAAGTTGCACCAGCACCTTTCTTCATAATCTCATTTTGAATTTCGTTGAACTTATCTAGGTCTTTTCTTTTTATTTGATGAAATTGTTTTCCAACTTCTGATAGTACTTGTGTTAGTTTTACTGTATCTTTTGCTGTAAGTGTAGAATTACCACTAACATCTTTATAAGTTGCATCATCCATCCAAACATCACGATTTGAACCTAGTTTAGATATGTTGGCACCAAACTGAGCAGACAGGTCTTCTATAGAACTTCCACTGTATGTAGTATGAAAAACTATACCAATTTTAGCAGATGCTATTTGTTTACCTAGTTCAGAATCCATATCTACAGCATATAGAATGGTGTTTGGTTGAAATGTGATATAATTCTTACCATCTATCTTTTTTGTTTTTTTATCTGATTGTGTGAACATTAGATCACCTTGCATTATGGTGTTCCATGAAAGTTTAGATAGGTGTCTATATGCCTCTAAGAATTTGGTTTGAAGATCACCTTTGAGTTCAGGTGCATCTTTAATTTCTTGTTCAGATGTATAGTAGAGTGGAGTTTTATTGAATAGAGATTTTTTTGCAACAAAAAATCTGTTGGTCATAGGTAACATGCCACATATTATGGCTGGAGCACCGTCCCATTTTACAGTCATATTGACAGATGAGTTGGAATTGCCTTTCATCATGTCTCTGAGACCTTGAAGAAAGTTTATTGCAGATCGACCACCATCGATACCGAAATTTAGAATTTCGTCTTCTAAGTGTTCTAAATGTGTGTTTTTAGCTGCCATATAGTAGTATTATAACACAAAAATGTGTGCAATACTACTATTTATGCTATTTTATTTCTAATTATTCTACAGGTGCTGTCCAAGTACCAGCTATCTTCGCTTCGTATTCAGTTTTTTTAGATTCTAAATCAGCTTTTGTAGTACTATTATTAGAAATGTTTTCGTTTAGATAAGTTAGTTGATTTTGAACAAAAGTTCTAGCTCTCTCATCTGTATCTTCACTCGTCACATAGTCGTCAATCCAGTTTGATCTAAAATCTGTTATAGAACAACTATCAACAGCTGTTTGTAATTCGGCCATTGTCATAGTTGATGTATCAAATTGATTGAAAAAATCGTGTATAGCTTGTAGCGAAGTAGCTAAAGTGTCGCATGCTGCGATTCTAGGATTTAGTTCATCATCGATATAAGTTTGGTGTTCCATTAGTTCTCCTGTTTACAGTTATTTATTTTTATGACTTCTGTAATGGTCTAGATTGTAAAATTTTTTCAATCTTGTTTATTCTTTTTTGACACCTCTGTAATGATTTCTTATCATCTTTAGGAAGTGTACGAACTTCTCTCTTCAAAGCAATCTTTTCAGAGATCAATTCTATAACATCATTATGTTTCAGTGACTTATCCATACTAATCCACTATTTATGCTATCTACCAACCTCACCTAGATATTTTTCTTTAGTTTCTTCCCAAGATAGGAAACATATATCATCATAAAATAAGGTTTCTGTTAGATTGGCTCTACCATTATTCACCAGATTTGTAATTCTTTTTCTAGCATATTTTGTTTTCCACAACTCTGTCAAAGCTTTTGTAGATGTATCAATGCTTTTTACTAGGTCTTTTTCTTCTATTTCGCCTCTAAGGAATTCTCGTGTATTATCATATAAAGGTGCATAATAGATACCTCGTTGGTGATCACTACGAATGATATCTTTAGGTATATCTAACTTAGAGTATATGAAATGTCTCATTCTATTTCTATGATCTCTTTTTAGGGTTTGACCATTCTCTCGTTTAGCAACATATAAAAGAAAGTATCTATCGTTGTAATGTTTCTCAGCGTACTTCAACATTTCTTTTTCTGTATCTTTGGTCAATTCGTATGACAATGAACCTGAACTAAAGCCCATTTTTTTCCAATGAGTAAGTCTATCATATTGTGATAATCCACCTGTTTTAGATTTACCATATAATGATGTGGTGGTTACAGAAACCAAAACATCACCATAGTTTTCTTTCCATTGTTTTTGAATATCATCGGACAAACACAATAAAGCCAACAATTTGCCACCTGTATAATTGAATCCTAAAGGCTGAAGAGGCACAATAGTTGAACCAATACAAGAATTGTTTAGTTTACCACTGTTAGTTTTGTATTCTCTCTCCCAACCAATATAATCGTCTCTTGGTGTTAGATCAATAAAATCTCCTGTAATACAGATAACTCCTAGATATTTACCAGTTCCTTTGTCTCTTACTAGATAATGTAGATTACGACCTATATTAGAAGAATTTTTCATAGTAGAGGTAAATGTCCTAACACAATTCCATTTTTCAGTTAGTGTACCTGCTGAGTTATTGTCTTTCAAACTATCTGTATAAATCAGTTCAGGTTCAAGTGCTTCGAAATCCATAGGATCTTCTGGAAACCAAATGTTTGCTTTAGATTCATTGATAAGTTTTAGATGATTTTCATTTACAAACTGTTTCTCTTCACCGAACAATGTGCCTATGTTCTGAGTTGGATACTTCATATGTATTTCCAACCACTTTTGATAGAGAGTGTATTCTTCTACTCCCATTTTTGAGACAAAAGATAGGTCTTCTATGATTCGATCACGAAGCTCTTCTTTGGGTAAAACATCCTTCTCTACATAATTTGCTTGATATTCATCAAATTGTTTTTTTACAAATGGTTCCATAATTATACCTTGAAGTCACTAAATTTTTCACTGCCTCTATTTCTATCAAAGACAGGAACATCATCATTGATAGCACTGTCAATAAGTTCTTCTTGTGCTTCTTGTTCACAGTCATAGAACTTCATACGACTTCTATCAACACCAATTACAAATCTTTTGAAGATGGTCGGATCGTTATAACGATTCTTCAACTGTTTGACCACCATTTGATCTAGTTCTTCTAGTTCATCACTAGTGATCAATGCAAACATCAAGTCAGCAGTTGCAGGTAAACCAAAAGATTCAGATGTATCTTCTAATCCAATATCTGTTGAACCAAATCCACTTCTTGTAGTCTGAGTTGCAGATACTAATGGTACATCAAACTCTACTGCAAGACCTCTAAGTTCTTCTGCAATACTCTTCACTAGAGTGTAAGAGTTTGCACCAGCACCAGGTCTGATTCTATGTGATGCACAAATGTTTAGATAGTCAACAAAGATAATATCAGGTCTGAAATCTTTCTTTAGTGATAACTCTTGTAGTAGATGTCTGAAATGACCAACATGAGCAGCTGCCGTTGGATATTCTTTGATGATAAGTTTGCCTTTTGTTTTCTCTTTGAGTTTATCAATCTTCTTAGAATATATCTTTTTGTTTATATCAGGCAGTTCTTTGATAGGAATGTTTAGAATGTTTGCATCTATTCTTTCTGCAATTCTTTCTTCAGCCATTTCCATGGTGATGTAAAGAACATTCTTATTCATCATCAAAGCTGAACTTGCTACATGACACATGAACAATGATTTACCAACACCAGTACCTGCAAGTACAATGTTGAGTGTCTTATTTGGTAGACCACCTTTGGTAATCTTATTGAAGTATTCTAAGTCAAATGGAATCTTCTCTTCTTCATGTGTATAGAAATCATGTCTAGCATCAGCATCTTCTAAGACATCATGGCCAATGTGTGTATCAAATGATACTGATAGAGCACCTTTCAAGAGCTCGGGTATTTCACCTGTTGATCTCTGAGATTTCTTATCGATAACCTCAATAGAATCCATGACAGCGATATAGATAGCACGATCTTTACACCATTGTTCAGTCTGTTCGACCAACCAATCTTGTGGTGTGTCTTCTTGCTTTCTAAATTTCTCAACAGTGGTTTTAGACAATTTGAGTACATTATCCGTCAAAGAGGAATTGTTCTCAAGGTTTATGAGAAGTGCTTCTACTGTTGGTGGTTTTTTATATTTGTCAAAGTATGCTTGTACTTCTTCAAATACACTTCGCTCATCACTCTCGGTGAAATACTCCGATTTGAGATAAGGTGTTACTTTTCTACAAAAAGTATCACTCTGAATCAGATTCCTGAGTATCGTCTGTTCTAGTCTCACTTGATCCATATTTAAAATATCCTTTTACTACTTCTTCTAATTGTTCCATTACATCATCTGTAAAGAACTTTTCGGGATTGTTATTGATAGTTTTTGCAAACTCTGTTTTGCCATTAGGCAATTCAACCCTTGTTGATGATTTTTTGAAAACACCACTTGCAAGTGCAAGATCAAGTAGACCATAATATCTGTCTAAACCTTTATCGTATGATAGTCTTACATCTACGACTCTGTTTTCTACAGTCAATCTACTCTTTGCATTCTTACAATGAATAATGTTGCCTATGACTTCTGTTCCTTCTTTCTCTTTCTTTTTAGAAAGATATACAATAGATGAAGCGGCGTATTTCAATCCTGAACCACCACCCATTTCTTTTTGTGGGAACATTGAACCAATTACATCATATGTATGATTGGTTACAACCATTGGCACTTTTGCACGACCAAGTTTTAGAGTCAATACTCTGAATGCACCTTTGACAACTTGTGCTCTCGTCATATCTCTTGTTTCTTTGCCGTCTGCTGTGTCTTCAATCTCTTTAGTAGTTGATAACATACCAAGTGAATCTAAAACAAACATCATTGGAGGCCTCTTGTCTTCAGGAGTCTCCAGATACTTGTCTAAGATATTGATTGATTGAGTTCTGAATTCTTGTACAGTCACAACAGGAACAATAACAAAGCGAGAAGAATCAACTCCTCTTTCTTCGATCATTTCTTTTGTGATTGCAGATTCAGACTCAAAGTAAATTACAGCTGCATCTGGATTGTCTGCTAGAAACTGTTTACATATTCCTAATGCAAAGAATGTTTTACCAGTTGCAGATTCACCTGCGATTGCTGTAATCTTGTTTGAAGGAAGTCCACCGTGTAGTGAACCAGATAATAATGCATTGAAGATGTACGATCCTGTATCAACAAAGGAGTCGACATCACCAGCTGCAACACCATCAGCAACGATACTAGCGTATTCGTTACCACTGGATTTTACTAAGTCTTTAATAAATGACATATGCACCTCTCATAATGTATATGATTCATTATAAGTTATTTATAAGGATATGTAAAGGGGTTTTTTACTTCTTTTTGTGACCATTCTTCAATGGTTCTTCATAGCGAGTATGTTCTTCCATCATGGCTTTGATAGAACTGATTTGTGTTTCAATAACCAATAGAATTGCAAAGATTATACTGAATAATAATATAAAAACACAATCTAAGAGAGTCATACTAAACCTTGTTCAATCAGAAACTTTCTGTTCTCCATGTGTTGTTGTTGTACTAACGCTTTATTCTCACCAGTGTATTCTACTGCATGGTGATCTTTGATCATTTGTGCATTGACACAAAACTTAGACTCATGTTCAAATACAGGATGACCCTCATTCTCTACAGAATGAACCCATATCTCACCTAGTATTCTTCCGAACTTGCCTTTGTCGTGTGAAATGAGAGAGACTTTACCTCTAGATAAAAGGTCTTTAAGATGTTTCTTGGATGCCTTACCGAACTTCTTCTCTTCTAAATCTCTTGTGCGAGATTCAGGAGTATCGATACCCATAAGTCTGACCCTTTGTTTTTTGTAGGTCATTCCGAATCCAAGGTCAATGTCGACATCGATTGTGTCACCATCAACCACTTTTGTTACTAATACATTATATTCATACATAGTTTTATTTATAAAAAAGGGGAACTATCAGTTCCCCTTTATAGTTCTACATTTCTGTGGGAACTCTGAACAATAGAGCATCATCGCCTCAAGCAACATTGCTGTCGGAATGATATCCTCTACTTTTTTTCAGGTTGCTCATTCTGTAGTTCGTCTGTCTGTCTGTCGACTTCTTCAGCAACATTATCAACGATACCTGTTGCTGTATCAACAGCCAATGTTCCGACTGATACTACATCATTAGCAACTGCCTTGGTGATTGTTGCAGTTCCTTTGACTGCTCCATCAACAACGCCAGTTGTAAACTCTTTACCACCTTCAATAACTGCTCCAACTGAGGCACATGAAGGAAGTAATACCACAGAAAATAGTAACATATACATTACTATTCTCATAATTACTCCAATATTGGTGTATTTCGTTAGACTGCCAACTGCAAATCTAACCCCTCATTTATTTATGTGAGGTGATACCCTGTGCTTTTCAATTTAAGGTCAATCTCGTTATGTATAATGTATGCGTTATGGTGTTCGTAGTCGTAAAATTCCATAATCTCTTCTATTTGCATTCTGAAATGTCCGTATGCTATAATAAGTGACATACAAACAAATAATGCAAATGAATATATTACGATATTAAACATTGCAATAGGGAATAGATAGAAGAGTGCAAGTATGTGAGCAACCAACACACTGTACACATAAAACTTGATACTAATCAGTAGATGCCACATCTTTACCTAAAAGTAAATCTTTGAAGTCATTTGAATGCCAATAACTGTCTAGTGTAATATCCACTACCAGTGCAATCAAAACGAATGTTAAAATTATTCCGAGATATAAGTTGATGAAGGCATTGATCTTCATCCATCGTATCAAGTGTTTCATTTTCTATTCCTTGCAAATTCTAATTCTTGTTGCCAGTTCTTTTTGTTTTGTTCGGCTTCACCCGATCCCTTCTGAGCCAATATAACTCGACCCCCATCCATGTCAATCCTAATAGAATCAGTGGTAACCACCTCACCATGTCTTCCAATAAATACACCTGTCAATTCTCCTTTTGTATCTTCAGGATGAAGATTTGTTATCAATTCTATAAGTTCTTCTTTTGTCATGCAAAAAAATTATCTAGTGATGCGACTGGTTCTACATTCCAACCGATCAATGTTATGATTGCTTTCAGAGGTTCTATGAAAGCTTTATCAAACTGCATATCATAATCTATAAATCTTCTCAAATCAAATTCTTTAGGAAATACATTGATAAATGAAATGACATTCTCATTTATAGGATTAGGTGTAGTTAGATAAGTGAAATGTATCTTCTCGCCGTTCTTTATCATTTCATATCTCATGTTTAGACCTTTATCTTTCAACATATGGTTATATAACAAAGCACCTCTTACATGAATTGGTGTACCTTTTGAATAAATTGTTGTTGAGTCTGCATATTGTTGTAGGTTATTGCAACCTCTTGGTGATGCGACATCTTCTGGTGGTAGATTTCTGAAATCTTTTCTTGCAGTTTCTACAAACTCCCAAAGTTCCTGTTCTGTACCTTGCATCACAACTTTTAGCACTTGTTCTAATTTCTTTCTGACCCATTGTGGAGTTGAAGACTTTGCAGTTTCAATACCCATCATTTTGAGTTTAGGTTCTGCAAGTCTAACGCCTTCGTTATCATGAACATTCAGAATGTATCTTTTCTTTGCAGTCCAAATACCTCTGTCTGCAATCACTTCTCTACCCATTTCCATCTTCTGTTGAAATGCGTTTGTGTATTCTGCAAGTTCATCAAAACCTTCTGCAAGAACTTTTTCAATTTGCTTTTCTGCCTTAGACAAGAAATCTACTATTTTATCTTTAGGTGCATCAGGCATAATCTGATTTACAAATTTATCCATTGTGATGTAAATAGAATCGGTGTCCATTGCAATCACATAGTCTTCATTATCAGTGTTCAATAATTCGTTTAGATATTTGTTTATAGTTTTTTCTGCCCATTGGATTACTAATTGACCTGATAGTGTAATTGCTTCAGCAAGATCGGTAGAAAAGAAGGCAAAGTATTGATTTGCCATTGCACCATAAGCAGAGTTCAATGCAATCTTACGAACTTGTTGATTGTTGTATGCTCTTTTGATAAGAGTATCTAGCTCTCGTTTCTTTTGTGGATCTGTACAAACTTCTCTCTCTTTTTGATAAGAGATCATCTTTTTCTTCCATTCTTTTCGTTCATCATAGAATTTTTCCATGAGTTCTGGAAACATTCCCTGTCTATCTCGTTTGAACATCACACCGTTGGGTGCAATTGTTAGATTCTTCTGTTTGGTGTAAGATAGATCACATTCTTTATCTAGTAGTCTTTTTACTGATACATCTTGTCTATTACCTTTCACTATTTTTTCAGGTGAAATATTGAACTGCATGATAAGATGTGGATACAGAGAGTTCAAATCGAAAGACATAACCCAATCGTGTTTGCCGACTAGTGGTTCTTTTACATAAGCACCTTGAATCGATTTTGTTTTATCATTTCCTGTTTTCAGTCTTTGAGGTGGTGTTTGAATGCCTTGCTCTTTCAAAAAGTTATAGATGATAGTTTCCCAATACTTCACCATGCCGAATGTGTCATCGTAATTACATTTTGCCGTGTAAGCCTGATTTAGCACCAACTCAATAAATCCAAGTTTATCTTCTAGTTCTTCTACAAGAACAACATCTTTTAGATTATACTCTAAGAACTTTGCATAGTCCTGTTTGTAAAGTGTATGAAGTGAACCATATTCAGAGTAATCTAATTTACTTTTACCTAACTCTACATTTGCAATATGATCTAGTTTGTAAGACTCTTGGTTTACAAAAGTCTTTTTACGATACATTTCCAAGTAGTCAAGCACATTGATACCATAAAGATTATATTTCATGTTCTTTTGGTGACCGAATGATACCCATTCTCTCACATCTGATAGACCCCATGGCGAGAGTTTCTTGTGTTCATCTTCACCGAGTATTTTATCAATACGATTACAAAGATAAGTTATATCAAATGAATCTACATTCCAACCAGTGATGATATCAAATTGTTCTGCACGCCAATACTTGATGAACTCAACAAGTAAGTCCATTTCATTTTTACAGTTATGATATACTATATCTGTCTTGTTGTGTTCCCATGGTCCAATGCCGAAGACATGAGCATCTTTACCGAACGGTTTCATTGTAATTGCATTCACTCTTTCGTTAGCAAGAATGGGTTCAGGAAAACCATTCTCACATTCACACTCAATGTCAAGTGTTGCAACTCTAATCAGAGATAGATCAAACTTTATATCACCTTGAAACCTGTCTGATATCCATGTGTAAACATATCGGTCATAACCATGGATTTCAAAACCTTCAACACCTGCATACTTCTCTCTGAACTTTCTTGCACCACCCATTGAGTTGAGTTCAACAACTTCAAGTGGTCTGCCGTCTAGTGATTTATAAGGTGTGTCACCTTTCTTTGAGGGAATGAAATGTTTGGGACGATAAGATATAGACAACTTTTGTTTTTTGTTGCCTTTATACCCAACTGCTAAAATTTTGTCTCGTGTGCGAGTGACATTCGTGTAGAAATCCATACTGTAATGATACTACAGTATTAGTCTTCTGTCAAGGTAGTTTGTGCTGTAAAGTGTGGATTATTGAAGTGTTTGAGAAGAACTTCTTTCTGATCTTCATAATGAGCAATTTGTTCTAATTCTTTTTCGATTGTCTCTAAATGATCTGAATGTTCCCCAACACCTACTGGATTTGAAAGATGTATTTCTACATTCATCTTGTGTTTGTTGATATGCGCATCCGCGTGTGCAATTAAACTTTGTATTATTTCATTTCTCATTTCTGACCTCTCACTTTGCCATTTCTAAGGGCATTACTTTCTAATGTTGAATCTAAATTTCCTGTTGACACTTTATAGTTTATTTCTAACTGAGGTTTTGCATCAAAGATAGTGATCACTTTACTTTCGTGGAAAGAGAAATTGTATTCTTTTGCAAAAGGTATAAAATCTGCAAGTAAAACTTCCATTTTGCCTTCTGATATTTCACTGACACATTGTTTGCAATCGTAAAGTGTATGCATCTGAGTTTTTGCATTGAACTCATAGAATCCCATAAGTATATCACCTGAGTTTAGAATAACACACTTTACAACTGGTAATGGATTAGCCACAATTTCTGACCATTTGTTGTAGTTCTACTGATCTGCGACCAACTTGACCAAACCATTTACTATCTTCCATTTCAACAGCAACTTTTTCCCAATCATTTTCAATGACACCTTTCCACATGTTGTTGAACTTGCTGAATCTCGTGCCACCTAAATTGAAAGTCATATTGACCAACACATGTTGAATGTCTTCTGGTAGACTGTAGAAGTCTTCACCACCTTTAGATTCAAATACATGTATTGTTTCTTCAACATGTTTGTCAAAGTCAATCTCATAGACCTCATCAACCCTCTCTTGTGATACAGGTGTACCTGCTGGTTGACCGAATTCTGGATCACTTTCTTTTATTAGATGTCCAACTCCAAATGTTAGATAACCTAAAGAGTCTTCGTATATTTCTAGGACTTCTCCTTCATGCCTTTTTATCTGTTCTTTCAATAGTTCTTTGTTCATTTTTTATTTGTTCCTGTAATAATTCAATTAGGATATCTCCCATAATCTTATTTAGTTCACTATTATTTAGTAGTTTGTCAATCTCTTCATCTGTCTTATCTTCAACTATATCTGGCAATCTTCGTATGGTTCTTTGAAAATTTATGTTCGGTTTACCATCTTCGAATTGTACTTTGCCATATTGATACACTAGACCTTTGTAATCACCTTCTATAATTTCTATAGCGGCATCTTTTTCAAATGGATTTTCAACTATTCTATACACTATCTTATAATATCTATTTCACCTGGATTTTCATTCCAAACTTCTAATTTATTTCTAAGTCTTCCGTCTGAAAGTAATGTTTCGTATCTGTTTGAAGCTTTCTTTCTCCACCATTCTGTTAGATTTTCAATTGAATATCTATCATAGTTTGATTTAGGTATAAGTGTTTCTGTTTTTCCTAAAATAACATCTTTTGTATTTTCAAAACCTAAATCAGAAACATAGAATCTTTTCTTTTCATTTAGTCTTCTAGCATCATCAACAACTTTATCAAATTCTTTTTTATCATTCTCATTCAAAGACTTTCTGATTATAGAAATCATTTTAGATTGTGATTTCATTTTCCTAGATGATGCTTGTTCCCAAACAATCGGACCACCATTCTTTTCAACAAAGAACTTTTCTAAATCTTTGAAGTAATTATCATTCATAAGTGGTGCAAAATTACTATCAGTCAAACCATGTCCTTTTATAAATGGTTTTAGACCATCATACTGTGACATACTTTTAGTTGAACCATAAAGTGATGTAGTTTCAAAATGACATAGATTCATATCATACTTTTCATCAACTAGTTTTTTTATTTCATGTGAACAACACATGAGTGCTAGTAGTTTGCCACCTAGATAGTTGAATCCAAAAGGTTGAGTTGGAACTATTATCATTCCCATGATAGCATGTTTATTGAATACAGGCATTTGTTCTGCACCCAACACTTCACCAAAATACCTATTTCTAGGTGCAATGTTCATCATAGGTGAACCTAGTCTTATAAAACCCACAATCTTATTTGTGTTTGTTTCATAAACCATAAGAATGAGTTTACGACCAGGATTTGATGCTTCTATAGCATGTGATGTTATGATTTCTAAGTAGTTATGAAAGACCTCATGATCTGCAATACCAACTCTAAAGTTCATGTCTCTTGGATGTATAGTGAAGTCTGAAAAGAAATCATCTGATAGATTGAAACCAAAAAGAGGAGTTGGCATTTCTGAAACTCTTTCTAATTTTATTTTTCTTAGATAGTCTGCCATATTACCGAAGTTTTGGTAATACTCTGTGATTCTACCAGAGGCAAACTTTGCGTCTGCCTCTGATAGGACTAAATCACATTTGAAATCTGGCATTAGATATTATCTAAGAGATTTTCTGGTGAAGATACTTCATAAGGATCAGTTTCAATGTTGTCACCAAATCCTTCTTCTGCAAAGATTGATTCAATTACATTATCATTGACGACCATTGCATATCTCCATGATCTGATACCGAAACCTAAGTTTGCTTTCTTTACAGATGCACCCATAAGCTCGGTGAATTCACCGTTACCGTCTGGTAATGGTCTGACATTTTGAACGCCTTGTGCCTCAAACCATGAGTTCATAACGAATGAGTCATTCACTGAGAGACAATAGATGTTATCAATACCTTTTTCCTGAAACTGTGAAAACATTGTTTCAAAACCAGGTAATTGAAAAGACGAACAAGTTGGTGTAAAAGCACCAGGCAGTGCAAAGATGATCACTCTTTTTTCTGCAAATTGTTCGTGGGTGTTCAAATGTACCCAATCGCCATCAGCCCTTACTGGCATAACGACATTAGGAATTTTATCACCTACATTCAACATAATATACTCCTATAATATTATAGTAGCACCACTATATCACAAGTGGTGCTACTAGTCAATAGAGTTTTACTTGATTTTGATAAGTTGTGGTTTATCTTCTTCTGGCACTACTCTCTCTAGGTTGATAATCAAAACACCATTCTTTAGATCACCGCCAACGACTAGTACATCATCAGCAAGTGTGAATGATCTTTTGAAAGACCTAGAGGCTAGTCCCTTATGAAGATAAGACTCATCTTCACCACTTTCTTTTTTGCCTTCAATTGTTAGAACATTTTTCTCTTTTGAGACTTTAAGTTCTTTTTTATCAAACCCAGCAACAGCAAGTTCAATGCGAAAATGTTCGTCATCGTCCTTGATAATGTTGTAAGGTGGATAATTAATAGAAGGTGCCTCTGCGGCTCTTTCTAGTAGTGAAAAGGTTCTGTCGAACCCTATGGCAAACGGAAATGTTCGCCCAAAGATATCGTCATAAATAGACATAGTTTTCTCCTTTTATAAGCAAGTTAGTTTTAGTAGACCTCACCATGAGCATCTACACTTATATTTATATTATATAATGACTAATCTGGTTTTTTCAACCCATTTTTTTACAATTTTTTCGCTTTTTTACTCTTTCTAAAACTAAAAGATTATTGAACACCACTGCAATCATCATTCGATTACCTGGTCTGAATACATCTTGTTTCTCTTCATCTGTCAATGTTGTGTTATTCTGTAATACTACTGGCACCCATGCTAACCATTTTGTTTTGTGAGTAAGTAGATCATTCAAATCAGGTTTTCTAGGTAAAAGAGGATTAGTTTCATAGACACATTCGTATTTCATACCCTCATAGGTAGTCCAAATGTCTAAGACTTGTAGTGTCCAAAAAAGTTCTTGTGGTGATAAGAGAGAAGGCTCTTTAAATTGTATAGACGGTAATAGATTCTGACTTTCCTTTAACTTGGATAGAATCAACTCGTTTGAAATCTCCTCTTTTACACTGTTGATGAGTGAACTCCGATAACAACACTCGAACCCCATTGTAATTGCGAGTCTGGCCTTCGAGTCGAGAGGCAAGGTTGACTGCATCTCCAATGACTGAATAGTCGAATCGAAGTTCTGAACCCATGTTTCCGACAATGCATGTGCCTGTGTTGATACCAATACCGACATCAATGCGAGGTAAACCTTGTTCTTCAAGTTCTTGTATAAGTTCATCGGCTTTCTTTGATATCTCTATTGCAGCCTCTACTGCTTTGTCGGCATGGTCTTCACAATCGAGTGGTGCATTCCAGAATGCCATGATGCAATCACCCATATATTTATCGATTGTACCATTGTATTGTAATACGATTTTGGTCATTGTGTCAAGGTACTTATTGATAAGGTTTACAAGTCCCTCTGGATCATTATTGTTCTTATAGTATTCTGAGACTGGTGTGAACCCACAAATGTCCATAAACATGAATGTCATCTCTTTACGATCACCACCAAGTCTGAGTTTACTTGGATCTTTCTGCAGTTCTTCAACCATATCAGGAGATAAATATTTTTGGAACTGCTTCTTAATTTGTTCCTTGAGTTGATAAGTCACATAGTATTTGTTGAAAGAAGCATGACCAAAAACCAATAAGGAACTAATTGATGAATAAAAAGTATCAAAAAGAATTAGATGCTCATTCCAAATATAGTAACCCAATCCCACCTGACCTGCAACAACACCTAGACTCCCTATCGCCGATACAGTTGTGGGAGTTTTGTAGACCACAAGAAGTATACCTAAAAGAACTACCACAAGAAGAACAACTTCAAGTAATTCAAGATAGTAGGATTGTTGTATTTGAACTTCTTGTAAAACGGTTTGGAGAATTGAGGCTTGCACTTCGTGGGGATACATTACACCCATTGGGGTTGAAACTGGATTATTCAGACCCTCTGCCGTTAGACCCCATATCAGAATCTTATTATTGATATCTGAGTCTGCAAGTTCAGAGGCGGAAATAGAGTCGAATTCATTCCAATAAGAGATCAA